CCACCACTAGCCGCTACGCTAACATCAAATGTAGGAATACCACCTGCATTAGTAGTAAAAGCCCCATTACCTGCTGGTGCTGGAAAAGTTACATTATCAACTAAAGGTGCAGAACCGTCTGTAATTAAAGAAGCCGCTAAAGGTGTACTTCTATTTGCATGACTACCAAAGCCTAAAACAGTATAACCAAAACTCATACATCATTCCCCGCATCAATCGTATAATATAATTTAATACCTAGCAATCTAGCATCTTCAGCCGCAGTATCGTTACTATCATCATGAACTCTAGAAATTTGGAAAAAAGTTAAATCTTCTGCGGCTGGCGTACCAGCAATAGTAACTTCAGCACTTAAAGGACTTACCATTAATTCATTAGCGGCTCCTTGATTTGCGTCATCAACTACAATTTGTGTACCAAAAGCAAGATTAATAGTTTCGTTATCATTCATTCCACATGCTGATAATCCCCAAGAAACTCCATCAGTGTCAGTAGCGGTTGAACACCAATATGCTTTAAATTTGACTACACCTTCATTCCATGATTTAGGAAATGCTACTGTAAATTGAGCAGATTCAGTTGCTCCATCATCAAAGTCTAAACATTTTAATTCAGGCCCATTAGACAATTCAACTTGAGTTAATGCTGAACAACCAGCAGTAGTATTAGGGTATATAGCAGAAGCCGGAATCCAAATAGTATGGAGTCCACTCTTTAAAAATATAGCATCTGTACCTGCGCCATCAATCATATGTAATTCATTATCTGCATTAGTGTATAATTGTCCTCTATCAGCAGTATTAGTTGGCGCACTTATTTCATCTAATGAAATAGCACCTTCAACTGTTAATAGACAATTAGTATCAACGGTTGATGTTCCTATTGCTACTTTATCAGCACTCCCATCTGTTCTAATTAAATTATCAACAGAATCTCCATCAACAATAAAGTCAACATTTTTATTACCGTCATTAATATGCACTGAACCATTTGAAGTATTACCAGTATTACCTTGTAGTAATAAAAGTCTTTTTGTACTAGCAGCATCACCATCTCCTTTATGTGAAACATAAAATTGCATTCTTCCTGCTTCTTCTCCATCTGCAACATATCTTGCATCAGTAGCCATATAAGCAAATAAATAATTATCGTTATTATCGTTCTTACCTTCAAATCTAATGATACCTAAATCATCGCTATTTGCCGCAGAACCATCAGCAGGAGTTTTCTTAAATGTAAATATAGTTTCTTGGTTATCATCATTTGTATTTTCTAATAATATTCTTGGCTTTTCAGTTCTTCCGGATTTAATATGTAACATAGACTGTGGATCATTAGTACCCACACCTACTCTTCCTGATTGATCCCCTGTATTATATAAAAATCTATCTTCTTCTACCGCAGTAAATAATTGTAAGGGTCTAGTAGTAATATTATTTCCTGTACCCGCTACTACTTTTATTAAAGCAATAGGTACATCATTTGCAGATAAAGCCGCTACATTTGAATCAGTACCTGTAACAGTGCCATTTCTAACTGCTAAAGAACTAAATGTTAATGTTGTATTTGTTAATGACTGAGTAGCAATAGCACTTAATTCAAAATGTGTTGAGTCTGTAATAGAAGCAATAGTAGCACCTTTCGGAACACCCAAACCATAAACTGCTAAACCTGCTACAATATTTGCATTAGCATCATGTGTAACTGTTGCATCATCATCAGTAAGGTCACAAGTTGCATCTGTAAAACTTTTAATTACTAACAAATCATATCTATCGGTAGTAGAATCAGCCGCCGCACTTAAATCTACTGTCATATCAGTTCCTGTAATTTTATAGGATTGGTTATTACGATAAAATTTAATATCATTATCTAATGTAAGTCTTGTATAAGTTGTACCTGCGCTTTGTTTTATACCCGAAGAACCTAAAGAATAAACATAATTTCCTGTTGATGCCGCAAATAAAACCTTAAGAATGCCCGAATGTAATTTATCAGTTCCATCATTTAAACCTGCTAAATCATTTGAACCACTAGAAGATGTAGAGCCTACTCCAAATGTAGTAATTTGGCTTACTGGGTTTTCTGTAAAATTTGACATTAATCTACCTCCAATGTTATTATTACTTCTATTTCATCTGTACTAACAAGTGGCCCAATTGGGTCTAGTGGCACTCTACATATTAAAGTATTCCCTGTTGTTTCATATAAACCAATTTCTTTTATTATTTGTCCTACATAACCACTACCAGCAATATTTATTTTATAATCAACAGTAGTTTCTCCCGAATTATTAATACTAATGCTAGAAGTTTGTATGCTTGATGTAATGGGTGAATCTAGTGTAGTAGCATTTGGGTTTGTACTATCGCCACCACTACCTATTTGCCAGCCTATATTTGTATTTATTTTTCCCCTTAAAAATTGTCTGCCGTCTGTTGTTATCATGGTTCTATCACCGTTCCAAATCCTATTACTTGTGTTAATCCTACTGCACCTGCACCTGTTATTTTTGTTACCTTTGCTTGTATAAATTTAAGTTTTATTTTTTGCAAGTTTACATTTGGTATATAAACTGAAGCATATGTTTTTTTCTTTGTATTTCCTTGTAAGTCTTTTGTTATAGAAAGTAAGCCCGAAAGTGTATTACTTAAATCTTTATTATACTGACCTAATAAAAGTTTCGTTGGCATACCTAAAGTTTTGTAAATTTCTATTACTGTGTAAGGGTTTCTAAATATTCCTTCGGAAGGATAATAAAGTGTAATAATATTACCTGCTTCTAATAAAGGTAAATCATTAGCAATAGTTAATTCTATTGCATGGGAAGTTTCATTATATAATTTAAGGGTTTTTACAGCAAGTTTATCTACTTCTGCTTGTGAAGTAACAGAGTAATCAAATATTTCTTTAGAACGAGTATTGCCTGTTTTTTTAATATTACTATAATTTTTGGCTTGTCCCTTAAAACCATCTCCGTATACTATAACTTCATTAAAATTATCTAATAATGATTTATCTTTTTTAATATGAACTACTTTAATCTTAGAACTTTCTTCACTAATTTCTATTCCTCTAAAATCCTTTTCTTCTTCATCAGAAACTACCTTAACTGTATCTCCATTTACATGTAATTTTAAATTTTTATTTCTTAATAATTTGTTAATAGCATTATTTGAATCTTCCCCCGTAAAATTACTACCAGAATAATATTTATTAGTATCGCTACTAACTGTATAAGATATATTATTTTTACTTAATATTGCATCTACACTTTGTTCTACTTCGGGGACAATATTAAATGGTGTAACAATTTTAACATATTCAATATTAGATTTAATATTACCTAAAACATTAAGACTAAAAATACTTCCAATAGATACAGAACCTACAAAATTTTTCATATCACCAAATTTTAATATAACTTTATCAGCAGAAAGAGATGGTATATTTCTATATAATATAAGCATAGGAGTTTTTAATTTATTTATACCATCCGTAATATATACATTTGATGTAGTATCATGTTGCCATTGGTTATTATTAGGGCTACTTGCTACAAATAAACTAGTATCATTTCTATGTATTAGGCTGGCAGACCCTGACCCATCTAAATCTGCTACTACATACATTCCTAATAAAGGTCCATTCGTTTCAAATCCTAAATTTTTATATTCATCTAGTGTAACAGTTTTTTCCCAATTATGCCAACTTGCTTCAGATTTTGCATCAGTAAAAAATTTGCCTGTAAGAGGGTTAATTATATTTAATCTTGAAAGACTATATAGAGAAAATGCGCTTCTTTCACTTTGTAAAGTTTGGGTAGCAAATTTAAACAATTGATAATACCCCGAAGCATTAAAGTTACTATAATTATCTATATGTAAATAATGTACATTTTTTGTACCTACACTAGATTCTGCTTTAGATATTGTATGGTTAAGAATATTATGAGTATTACTTTCTTGCCCTCTCGCTGTTCTAAGTACATTTGAACCACTAATTTCTTGTGCAGTTTTAACTAAAGTTTTACCTGTTAAATTAGGTGCAAAGTCTACCCATCTTAAATCTTTAGTAGCCCAAGAACCGTCAGTATTATCTAAATCCATTTCTACTTCTATTCTAATAAATCCTTCATTAGCACCAGTAGCCGCAGTATATTTGCTATTTGTTCCTTCAAGAGCAGTAACATTAGAATAACTAGCAGATATAATAGATTTAAATAATAATATTGCGTCGTCTATTTCTGTATTATTATGGTTCCAATAAGTTTCCGCTTCTAGTTCAATTATATCTGTTACACCTCTATAGTTTGTTGCGGTATGTTCTGATGTACTAGTATCATATTTTAACTCTAATCCTATATTTGTAATATCTTTTAAGGACTTTCTTCTATCTTTTATTAAACTTCTTTCACCAGTATCAGCACTTTGGTCTTGAGCAAGAGAATCACCTGCATATACTAATACGGGGGCTAAACCATTAAATGTATTAATTAATTCTTTTGCTCCTTCATCTTTTACTCTTCTAGACATATTATTAATAAATCTATTTGGGTGACAACCCATATTAGTTACACTTTTGTTTGTAGTAGTATTTACAATTAATATACCACTTTGATATGCAGATACATTTACAAGATTAGTAGCGTCAGTTGCCCTAACTAATACTTGTCCGACAGAACCTGCACTTGGAACACCACTAGTACCACTAACTGCGGTTACTACATAATTTGTATTGTTAACGGTTAAACCTGAACCTGTTACTCCCGTTACTGTTAATGTATCTCCTACAGCAAAATGATTACTCATGTCTATTTGTACGCCGCTAAATGCTTCAAATTCTATTTTAACTGTATCAAAATCAGTACCACCTACATTAACTGCATCAGTGGCTTGGTCTACAAATTTAATATTACCTTTGTGTTTAAACTGCTTTGTACCCCTATACATATTTTTTTGTCTATAATTAAAATATATAAAATTGCCAAGTTTTCTTTTTCTAAAATTACCTGCTGTTCCAGCCGCTATTTGGCTATTATCTGAATTTCTAAAACCACTACCTGCTATTTCTATTGTAGTATTAGATATTACTTCATCTAAATCATTAGTTGAACTACCATGACCAAAACCACCATTTATACCTAATACAGTATTTATTTCCATATCCATAAATAAACTTGCTGCTACCTCTAATGTACATTCTACTTGTATGGCTGCGCTACCATTATGTCTTATAGTACCTGCAAAATATTCATTAAAACCATTAAGTCTGTGAATATTATGGTTATGTCTAACATCGGTATCTAAAGTAAATGGATATTTAAAAGTATTTTTATTTTTTAATATTTCATTATTAGTAACAGTTTGACCAGAACCGTAAATACCAAATGCGTCATCTTCTTCTACAACTAATATTTCTCCTTCATATGCATTTATTAAACAATTAGCGTTAGTTGCGTCTGTTAAACTTGCTTTTAAGTATATTCTTGTAGCGGTTGTAGAACCATCTGCATAATCAGCATAACCTAAAAATCTAGAATAGCCTGTTGTATCACTCGCTGGATCTGTAAATAAATGTATATGATTTACTGCGCCATTAGTCCCACCTGTTGCCCTATTATCAAATGTATTACTATTAAACGGCAAAGTAGTTGTGACATCTATATATGCATTACTTGTACTGGTAGCACTTGTTGTACTAGATCTATATACTGAATTACCAAGTCTAGGTACGCTTTGTGCAATACAATGTTGTCCCTTTGCTGGTTCATTTTGTTCTGCTATTTCTTCTTCAATAGAAGATTTTAAAGGGTAAGTTTCATAATCTACTTCATTCATATAACTATCATAAGTAACAGGGACCATTCTAAGTAAATTAAATCTTTTAGGTACTGTATCTAAATTATTATTAATTGGTAATAAATCGTAATTATTATTTGATGGTTTAGTAAAACTAGTCGCACCTTGATAATTATCATGTGTAATAGAAGTTTCACTTTCACTATCTTTATATTTAATTAATAAAAAGTAATCACTAGTATTTCTTCTTGCATTATCGCTACCATTAAAGAAAATATGGTCAGGTCTTTTTTGGCTATCCGGAAGCATATCTCCGGGCGCAAATAAAAACAAAGGTTCACACATAGGGTCATCCATTTCAAATAATTGTTTATTAGATTTAACCCATGTATAATTAGTAGTATTACTAGCCAAACGATTACTATAATTATATGGAGCATTTCTATGTGCATTATCATAAATTGTAATATCTTGGTGTTGACTACCATTAGGGGGGTAACGCCAAGTTTGTTCTATTGGTTTTTCTTTTTGCCAAGAGTTACTATAGTCTTTATAATATGTTTTAGAAATAAGACTATCCCCCATAACTCTTATTGCACTAGCATAAGCACTAACCATGCTTGGTTTTTCTTTATAAAAATCATTTATATATGTTTTAACAACTGTTGGATTTCTATTATCAGGTATATTTCTATTACCTGTAAGTTTGCTATCTGTAAAATTATTAAATCTAAATATCGGACTACCAAATCTAAAAGCATAATTAGTCGTATTAGTTTGTTGTTTTCTATCATCTACACATAATCTTCTCCAAGTAGAACCTTTATTTTCACTATCATTAATATGGTCTAATAAATGTATAAAACCTCCACGGTCAATACCTTGTTTATTAAGAAAATATAATCCTACACTATTAGAAAAAAATGTATCTAAATTATTTATATCCATTCTTCCCATTACAATAGGAGATATATTACCTATTTCTAAAACTGATTCCCCGCCTTCTAATTCATTTGCTTCTCCTATTATATGTAAGTTTGATAAACTTCCAACTATACGATAATCAAAATCTATTCCATAGGGAGAATCTTTAGGTGAATCAGAAGAACCTTCTAATGCTTTAATACCTGAAATTTCCATTCCATAATTTTTACTTTGTCCGTTTAAACTTGTAATAAGTACTCCGTCAGAAGCATTACTACTTGTTTTATTTAATGTTTTTGCTGTACCATAAAATATTATTCCCTTATCAGCCGCACCATATAATGATTCATGAGGTACTGTACGGTAATGATTATGTAAAGATTTACCTGCTAATAATTTATTTTTACCTACATATATATTATTATCATCTAAAGTATCAGAACCATTAAAATCTGTATTAGGGTCCACTAAAGAATCATTCATTAAATTAATAGCACCTGTTGTACTTGCTGCTTTATCTTGTGAAACAACACCTAATGGTATATATTTACTATCATATTTTAAATAAACTACATCACCAAAAGTTAATGCAACAGTGCTAGTACCGCTAGTAGTTACCGTATTAGCATTTAAAGCATCAGCAGTATTAGCAATATCTAAACCTGTATCTGTCATACTATCAGTAATAGGTGAAATAGTAGACGTAACCCATTCTTTTGAATATAAAAAATTTTGATTAACTGGATAAGAAAGTAAAGTGGCAATTTCATCTCTTCCTGATATTGTTAAACTAAACATATTATTTTCTGTATCAGTTTCTATATATTCTACTTTACCCTTAAATACTTTTTTATGAGTAGACATATCTGACTTTATTGAATCTAAAAGATTTTTATCTGCATAATAACTAGAAGATAAAGTGCTATTTAGTTCTACATAATTATTTCTATTGTCTCCCTTTTTAGCAGTAAATGTAATTCCACCAGCAACATTACCTGAACAAATATATTCTAATCCGTTAATATCTGATTCAGTGTCTAATTGTAATGTAACTCCGTTTCTTTTTAATGTGCTACTATCTATAATAGTATCTATATCGTGACTAACTATTAAATTACTAACTTTACTAGACCATGTATTTCTATATGCTTTTTGGTCTGTCATAGTAACAACAGATGAAGAACCTTCAAATTTAAAATTAGTAAATAATCTTCTGTCAGAAACAGTTAAAATTTGTGTCCCTGTTATACTTACATTTCCTATTGCACTTAATTTGTAATAATAATTATCTATGTATATTAATTCAAATGGTGCAGAATCCCCTAATAACAATTTTAAATCTTGTCCTTCTGATAAACCCGCTACAGTTATTGTGCTAGAAGAACCATTATAAGTTCCGGGTAATAATGACTTAGGATTTGAACCTAGTTTTTCCTTTCCTATCATTTCTTTAATATGAAAATTTTCATATTCTTGTACTTTTCTTTCTAACATTCTTTCATTATCTATAAATTTAACTTCTGCCATATTACCTTTATTAGTAATAGACCTGTTTAAATTTACATTTATTAAATTACCCATATATTGATTTTTATTCGGAGAAGTAATAGGTTTAATATATGTAGAATAACCTGAATTTTCAAAATCATAATTTTTTAAACTTCCTGTCCAACTAGTTATATCTTCTGTATAAGTGCCGGTAGTTCCATCGTATTGAGCATAGTTAACTTTAGTTGCTGCTTCGTCACCAATTTTATTATTGTCTTCTATTGTAGCATTTTGTGTATAAAAACTTTTATCAATAATAAAATTAGAAGTAATGGGCGCAGTTTTAAATACACTTTGTTTAACACCTACTATGTTAGTTTGTTTTAAGGCTACATATTTTTTATCTGGTTCTATATCTCTGTAAAAATAAAATGTAGGCTTACTTACTTCTACAAAATTACCATGTCTATCATCAGAAGAATTTTTTAATAATCCATAGCCTACTGCCACTAATGTATTAACGGGTGGGCTTCCTCCTGTAATACTAGAACCTTGATATATAGTAACTTTAGTACCATAAGGAATATTTTCTTTTAATGCTGGTGTAAAATCTATATTTTTTATATTACCATTATATGATGATACATCTGTAATTTTGCCTACATGGTGTTTTACTGGTGTGTCAGCATAAATAACTACAAAATAATCATGGTTTCCTAACTCAGCAGTAGTTAAATTTTTATCTACTACAATTCTATGACCGGGAGTTTCTACTAAATTAACTCCGTAACTTTCTACTGCGGAACCCGTGGGGTGATACCTATTTAATATATTACCTAAAGACATATTAGCAGCCATTAAAGCACTACTAGTAATTACATCTTCATCGTGTATTTCATAACAGTTAAGATATGTTGTACCGCTTGAAGAAGATTTAGTTACTAACCGTGGGTTAATAGGTACTTTAATATTAAAAGTATCAATACTAAAGGTAGCGGTAAAATCAGTAGGTAGATTTATACCTTCATTTAATACTACTAATTCATCTGTCAATTAAATTACTCTCCTCGAAATCTATGTATAATAATAATTTTCTAAACATTGGTGATAAAGTATTTATATTTGTGAAACTCGACATAGGTACAGAACTAATAGCAATTTCGTGATATTCTCCAAAAAATTGTGACTTTCTTTTATTTTGTGCTGATATTAAAGAAGAAGGATCTTGACCTAAATAAATATCATTTTTACTAAAACTAAATTTACCACCTGCGCCATGCTTAGATTTAACTACTACTTTATTATTATAAATAATAGCCATAGTTTTATTTGCGGGGTCGTAAGTTACTGCTATATGGTGAGGAACTTCTAAGTAAGTAGCCTCTCTAGCAACAGGAATATATGCAGTAGAAAAAGTTGTACCTATATTTTGCACTGTTATTAAACCAGACACAGTATTAATACTTTGTACTGTTCCTAAATTATTATTATTTTCATCGTATACAATCATACCCTCTGCGTAGGCTCTATAATTATTAGTAACAAATGTGTTGTCCCCAGTAATAACACTTGAAATACTATCATATGTTCCTGATTGATTGGCTACTTCAGCATAAGGTTCATGTCCGTTAAATAAAAATTTACTTGGATCTACATAAGTATTTCTAATTACTGGCGATGTAGTTATTACAGTAGGCGAAGTAATTGTAGTAGTTGTACCACCTACTGTTAAAGAAAAAGATATTGAATACTCTGCTGGTTGTCTTTTTCTATAAGTAGTGGTATTATTTAATACAACACTCATGACTGAATTTTTTAATAAAGTCATAGCAGAATTAATTCTTTGATTTCTATCAAAATAATTATCACCATCCGAACCTAAACTTTTTAATGACTTATGACTTGTACCGTTATCTTTATCAAAATCACCATTTACATCATAAGGAGTTATTATCATTTCAACAGTTATACCTCCTGTGTGACCCCATAAACCTGTTCCTTCTGCCGCTATTGATTGTGAAGCATCTATATTAACATACCCATCACAAAATGCTGGAAACTGTAAAGATTTTCTATCTTCAGAAAATGTGCTATAACTCATATTACTTACCTCCTAATGGAATTAATGCTATTTCAAAAGACATAGTAAATGAAATAAAAGGTTGCCCCCCCACAATATTTGTACCAAAACTTTGAATAAACCCTTGAACTCCATCTACTTCAGTAGTATTTGAAATAGGGTCTGGGAAATCATTTGCTCCTACTGTTAATTCTTGGTCAACAGAACGAGAAGCCCAAGTCCACGGAACTAAAGGACAAGATTCAACTGGGGTATCAGAAGTAACATCTGCATGATAATTATAATTATGTGCTACTCTTGAAGGCATAAAAATAATTAATTCTCCTATATTTTGTTGTGTTTGTAAAAATGAAGAGTCAACCGAAGCGTGTATAAGTTGCGCTACTTCATAAGCGGTCATAAATCTACTATAAACAACATCATTGTCATCCCTTTTAATAATAGTTTGCTCGGTAATAATACCTGATAAACTAATACTTTTAGTAGCCATACCCATATCAATTGCCAATGTAGTAGATTCTCCTGTAATTGCACCACTAAAAGGTAGTGGGAAAGAAGGTACAGTTCTATTTGTACTTATGTCTAATGTTTCTACTTTTAGAGCAATACGATTTGTTCTCCAATCATTTTCGGTATCTACACTATTTCTAGATTTAAAATTTAAAAATACAAAATGATCGGTAGCATCAGTAGCACTACCACTTATATGACTTAATATTCCTTCTGTTGTAAATGCCATTTAATCACGCCCTATATCCTGATGAACCATACTTGTTCATTTCCCTATTAATCTTTTGCCCTATTTTACGAGCAATTTCATTTAATTCTGAATCAGAAGCACCTATTCTTCCGTTGACATTTACTGTAATATTATTGCCCGTCATTCCTTTTGATTGGACAGACGGAGTTACACGGGAATTAATAGGTACAGAAAGAATTTCAGGACCAGCCTCACCAACTAATATATTACCCCCTTGGTTTACTCTTCCTCCTGAAGCAAATGGTCTTGAACCTAGCATAGAAGCACCGATTAACCCCATTGCTCCGACTGCAATTCCACCTATTATTCCACCACCAGCCGCTTTGTAAACCATATCTTTAGCAAACCAAACCGCAAGTAAAATCAAAATATCCATTCCTAAATTAAGAATTGCAGATAGCCCATTATCTCTAAAATCTTTCTTTAGATTATCAATATATCCCCCAAACCAATCTTTTGTACCAGCAAGAACCGCCCATATTGTCGCTCCTAATAAAGCAAATGCTCCAAGTGCTACACCAACTACTAACTTTATTGCCCCTCCAAGTATTAAAGTAAGACCATCAAATAATTTTTGTCCATCTCCACCAAATGCCCCAGCGAGGAAAGTATATATTCCTAAAAAGAAATCTGATAGTCCATCCCATACTAACTCAAATATAGGCATAAATTTATCAATTGCTTCCATAAATCTATCACCCATTGTTAATACATAATCTACTAAACCACTTTTTATTATTAAAAATACTAATGCTCCTAAAGCAAATATAAATAATAAAGTGTAGCCCATTACCATTAATCCATTTTTTAAGAAATTACCCAAAGGTGTTAAGGCTTGACCTAAAGTTTCTGAAATTTTTTGCTTTTTTATTATAGCCAAAACCATTCCAGCAGCCATCATTATTTTATGAATACGATTAAATTTTTTAGAAAATGATTCTCCCAATAATTGTCCAAAAGATTTTGGTTTGCGTTTTGCTTTTCCTTCAAATACTACTCCTGAGCCACCTTCTATGTCTTGCGCTAAACTTATTCCACTTTGTTCTTCTAAAAATTTTCTTGATGCTTGGGTCGCTTCTAATGTTAATTTTTGTTCTGCAATTTGT